CAAAAGAAGTCAAACGTAAAGGTTGCTCCAATCTAAAAGATCTTATTGAAAGTGATAAACTAATAATTCACGATTTAGATACAATAAGTGAATTGACAACGTTTGTTGCTCATGGTCAATCATATCAAGCAGAAGAGGGCTGTCATGATGATCTTGTAATGACTCTTGTATTGTTTGGATGGATGATTGAGCAACGTTACTATAAAGAAGTCACTGATAATGACCTACGAGAAAAACTTGAAGCAGAGCAGTTAGCACAATTAGAAGAAAGTGTTATGCCATTCGGATTCCTTGATGGAAATTTTGAAGAGCCAGAATATGAAAAGATGGGTGGCGAGAATTGGATAATTGATAAGAAATTTTCTACAGATTATCTTCATTGATTCTATGTACTTTAGTTGCATCTTTGATCTCCGTTATTAATTTTTCTACTTGATCACATAAGTCAGGTCTTAATTTACAAAGTTTCTCAAGGTATCTTATAGATTCCTTAAAGATCATTTCTTGATTAATTCTTAAAACATAGAACTTACCTCTGGTTTCACTTTTAGTTGTGAGATAAAGATGTTTAGGATTAACACAATATGTATTGTTGCATTGTTGGTGCACAATCTTATCACCTATTTCACCATTATATGCAAGATAAGCAAAACGATGTGCAGGTATCGATTTACCTTCATAAGAAAACATACCATAACCTTGTTTTGTTTTACTAGCAGTCCAAAACCAACAATCACCAGTTTTAATAATTTTTTTCTCAAACCTTTCAATCGCCTTATTCATGATTATATTTATATTTCAATAAATAAAAATCATATGAAAATACCCAAAAAAATAAATAAAAGAGCAAGAGTATTACACCTTTAATTTTATAGGAGAAAAACATGGCATTTCAAGTAAGCCCAGGTGTATCAACGGCAGAAATAGATTTGACTACGAGGACACCTATACCCTCACTGTCTCAAGGCGCATTATGTTCAATTTTTAAGTGGGGGCCATTGTTTGAAGTGGTTACTGTTTCTTCTGAAGATGACATGGTAGAACGATTTGGTAAACCAACAGGAGATAATTTTCAAGACTGGTTTACTGGTGCAAATTTTTTGACGTATGCAAATACGCTAAGAATTGTAAGAACTGCAAATACATCAAATGCTAGAAACGCAGTTGCCAACGGAACATCAGTTCTTATTAGAAACGATCAAGAATATCAAAATACGGCGGCATTTTCAGGAACAGGTACAGAAGGTAGAACCTGGATTGCAAAACACGCAGGTGATATTGGAAATACATTTAAGACATCAATTTGTCTAGCAACAAGAGCAAATACACAAGTTCAAGATAACATTGTGTCACTTGCTCCAAATACAGATGTAACATTAAATGGTACGTTTACAATTGGAGCCGCTGGTGTTTGTACATCAACAACGGCTGCGGACGGTAATGTAGAACAAGAATTAGAAATTGGTGATATTATTACCAATGGAGCAAATGTTGGTATTGTTACGGCTATTGCAAATAGTTCTGAGTTTACAGCAGTAACAAATGCAGGTTCTTTAGTAGACGATTCTGGTGCCACAACAATCTCATTGGTTAGAAAAAAACGATCTGCATTCGAGGAACCTTCTAGTCATATGATGGGAGTTGTCACGGTTGCATTATCGGCACCCACAACTGTTTCTGGTACTAATTCTCATTTTACAAAACAACTTCATGTTGGCGACATCATTACAATAAATGATGGTACAGGTAATGTGAGAAGAAAAGTCACTTCAATAACATCTGATACCGTTCTTACAGTAGATCAACCTTACATTTTAGCATTTGCTGATAAAACATATTCAAGAGAATGGGAATTCAGATCGGATTTTGAAAAAGAACCATTGACAAGTGATTATGCATATAAGACTACAGGTAGTAAAAATGTAAATGATGAAGTTCATATAATACTTGTTGATGAAAATGGAGATTGGTCAGGTACAAAAGATGTTAGAGGTGCTCCAAGAGTTCTTTCAAAATCTGTTCTTGAAACATTTCCTGCATTATCGGTAGCAAACGGTGCCATTTCTTCCACAGGAGAAAGCATTTATTATAAAGATTATGTAAATGATCATTCAGAATATATCAGATGGGGGGATCATGCTGGTGAAGGAGATCAAGTTTCAAGAACTGGAACTGGTGGTTCTTCAAGAGAAATAAATGTTGGATGGGGTGGCACATTAGCAACAGGAAATAGTGCTTCAAATAATTCTTTTAGAGGAACTTTTTCTGCATCTGCACAAGCAAATGGTATTGTTACGCAGAGTTTTTCTGGTGGTAACAATGGATTTAATGTCTCTGATGCAGATAAAATAATAGGCTGGAAAAAACTTTCTGATCCTAATAAAACTGATATTTCTTTTGTTCTTTCTGGAGAGGCTTCTGATACACTTTCAACATTTCTTATTCAAGAGGTTGCTGAAAACAGAAAAGATTGTGTAGCATTTATTTCACCAGCATCTTCTGATGTTGTAAATAATGATGGTGGGGAGGTCACTGCAATTGTAGATAGACGAAATCAATTACCAAGTTCTAGTTATGCAGTTATGGATGGTAACTATAAATATATGTTAGACAGATTTAATGGAGTATTTAGATATGTACCATTAAACGGTGACATTGCTGGTTTGTGTGCCGCATCTGATAACATAAATCCTTACATTTCCCCTGCTGGTTTCAATAGAGGTAATGTAAAAAATGTAACAAAACTTGCATTCAATCCTACACAAACTGAAAGAGATGATTTATATGTTAAAGGTGTAAACCCAATCGTATCTTTTCCTGGTCAAGGAACAGTGCTTTTTGGAGACAAGACTTTGCTTGCAAAACCATCTGCTTTCGATAGAATAAATGTGAGAAGACTCTTTATTATTCTCGAAAAAGCAATTGCAAATGCGGCTCAATTTTCATTATTTGAATTTAATGATGCTTTTACAAGAGCCCAATTTGTTTCTACGATAGAGCCTTTCTTGAGAGATGTTAAAGCAAGGAGAGGTATTATCGACTTCAAAGTTGTATGCGATGGATCAAATAATCCTGCTTCAGTCGTAGATAGAAATGAATTTAGAGGTGATATATTCATCAAACCTAGTAGGTCAATTAATTTCATCAGTCTCAACTTTGTTGCCGTTGCTTCTGGAGTTGAATTTTCTGAAGTAGTAAACGCAGTTTAAGGAGAATAAAAAATGGCATTTGATGTATCAACATTTAAAAGTAAGATGACTGGCGATGGGGCTAGACCTAATCTTTTTCAAGTAACATTGTCAGGCGCTTCTGAGTATTTTACAAGTCAGGGATTAGAAGCCGAGTTTTTTATTCGTGCAACTTCAATACCTGGAGCAACTCTTGGATCAGTAATTGTACCATATTTTGGAAGAGAAGTAAAATTTGCTGGTAACAGAACTTTTGCTGATTGGTCTGTTACTGTTATCAATGATGAAAATTTCAAAGTAAGATCTGCTCTTGAAGCATGGATGGATAATATTAATAGACACGAAGCAAACGTTAGAAATGCAGAATCTATAAATGGATATTATGGATTTGCAACTGTGCAACAACTTTCTAAAAAAAGTCCAACTGAAGATATTCGTGCTTATCATTTTGAAAATATTTTTCCAGTCGATCTAAGTGAAATAACTTTAGATTGGGGAGATAACGATTCAATTGAAGAATTTACTTGTACTTTTGCTTATGATTATTGGACCGCTAACATAGGTACTTTACCAGAATCTGGTGGTGCAACTATAGGTTCATAATCAATTATCTGATTTCGTGGGTGAATAAATATAAAGAACTAGAAATGTTTTTTATACATTCACCCACATTCAGGACCTTATTATGCCCGTTGAACTATTCGGTTTTACTATAGGTAGAACAAATCAATCCACAAATACCAATTTACAATCATTCGCAAAACCTGAATATGAAGATGGTGCTTTACCGATCTCTAGTGGTGGAGCATACGGTACATATGTAGATACTGATGCTTCAATAAAAACAGAGTTTGAATTAATTAATCGATATCGTGACATGGCTTTACAATCAGAAGTTGAAGCCGCCGTAGACGATATTGTTAATGAAGCGATTGTCACATCTCATGAAGTTCCTCCAGTAAGAATCAATTTAGATAATATTAATATATCTGATTCGATACGTGAAAAAATATCAGTTGAATTTAAAGAAGTCACGAGACTTTTAGATTTTAACAAAAAAGGCGTTGAAATTTTTAAAAGATGGTATGTTGATGGAAGATGCTATTATCATGCAGTTATAGATGAGAAGCAACCAAAGAGAGGCATACAAGAATTAAGAGTCTTAGATCCTAGAAAAATAAAAAAAGTCAGAGAGTCAAAAAAGAAAGAAGGAAATCCTGTAACAAATCCTTATCCAAGTCAAACATCAGTTGCGAGAGAATATTTTGTTTATAATGAAAAAGGATTATATAAAGGACAAGGGCAGGCATCATACTCTACAACTTTTGGACAAGCCGCATCTGGAATAAGAATTTCACCTGATGCAATAATATATGCACACTCTGGGTTGCTCAATACTTCTCGAAGTATGGTATTGTCATATTTACACAAAGCGATCAAACCTCTAAATCAATTGAGAATGTTAGAAGATGCTCTTGTAATATATCGTATTTCAAGAGCCCCAGAGAGAAGAATTTTTTATATTGATGTTGGTAATCTTCCAAAAATTAAAGCCGAGCAGTATTTAAGAGATTTGATGACAAAGTATCGTAACAAATTAGTTTATGATGCGAACACAGGTGAAATAAGAGATGACAGAAAACATATGTCGATGCTTGAAGATTATTGGCTTCCACGTAGAGAAGGCGGTAGAGGAACAGAAATATCTACATTACCTGGTGGACAAAATCTTGGTGACATCGAAGACATATTATATTTTCAAAAGAAACTTTATAAGTCGTTAAGCGTTCCAATTTCACGATTAGAATCAGAAGCAAACTACACAATAGGTAGAGCAACAGAAATTTCAAGAGATGAAGTTAAATTTACTAGATTCGTCAATAAATTACAAACACAATTTTCAAATCTTTTTAATGACTGTCTTGAAAGACAATTAACTTTAAAAGGTATTTTATCAAGGGAAGATTGGAACAAAATAAAAACTAATGTTTACTATGATTATGAAAATGACAGTCATTTTGCAGAGGTTAAAAATGCAGAACTTATGCAAGATAGAATGAACTTATTGAGAGATCTTTCAGACTATGCTGGTAAATATTATTCACATGATTTTATACGTAAACATGTATTAAGACAGACTGATGATCAAATAAGAGAAATCGATGATGCAATTTCATCAGAATTAGATGATCCAAGATATAATAGAGATGATCAAGCAGGTGCTGGAGGTGGAGGTGGTGCGCCATTATTTAATGAAGTTATTCCATCGTCTGACAAAAAAGAGGTTATTTTAGAAGATATAGATAGAAAGATAGAAGAGAAATTTGAAAATGCGAAAAAGGAAAAAGAATTAAAAGAAACTGTTTCTGATGTTTTTAATTCAATTTTAGAGGATGATGATGATGAACTTAAAGATACACTCAACGATGTTTTTAATTCGGTACGAAAATAAAATAAATGAGTAATGATAACCACGATGCAGAGAATCTAGAATTACAAAAAGTTCTAGCCGCCTCTCTCGCCTTTACACAAAAAGAATTTCGCAGAGCCAAGCGAGAATTAATCGAAGAATTTAAAGAAGTTCTAGATCCAGACACTGGTGAAAGAATACGTGTTCTCGAAATAAAAGGAGCGAGAGGACCAAAAGGTGCACCTGGTGAACGTGGAGAGACAGGTCCTCAAGGTGCGAGAGGTGAAATCGGACCGCCAGGTATTGATGGTAAGATGGGTGTTCAAGGTCTCATGGGACCTCAAGGAGAAAAAGGAGACCCAGGTGAAAGAGGACCTCAAGGAGAGAGAGGTCTTCAAGGTGATAGTGCAAACATTGCGCCTCTTGAAGATGAAATAAAACTTATCAAAGACACCCTCA